TATTTCATTTGCAGGCTGTACCGGTGCTAATAAATCTGGATTTTCATTTTCTATAGACATAACGTCCTCCTTTTATATAAAATTTATCACATAACTACAAAAATTTAAAGAATTTTAGACGCAATGGTGGCCACTTTGGACCTCTCACCTTTTCTCAGCGTTACGTGGCCAGAAATTTCAAAACTTTTAAATTTTTCAACGGCGTGTGTGAGACCATTTGAAGTTTCATCTAAATAAACATTGTCAATTTGTTCGATGTCGCCAGTTAAAACAATTTTTGTGCCTTCACCAACTCTCGTTAAGATTGTTTTAAGCTCATGCGCCGTTAGATTCTGTGCTTCGTCGATAATGATAAAAGCGTTAGCAATTGATCTGCCTCTTATGTAGGTTAGTGCTTCAACTTCTATTTTTCCTCTGTCTAAATAAGTTTCTAAAGTTGCCTTATCATTTGCCATTAAATATTCTAAATTATCACGAATTGGTGCCACCCAAGGTGCCATTTTTTCCTCCATTGTTCCCGGAAGGAAGCCAATATCTCTACCCATCGGCTGTATTGGTCTGGACACCACAAGTCTACTATAGGTTTCTTTTTCTACGACTTGGCTAAGGCCGGCCGCTATAGCCATCAAGGTCTTGCCGCAACCAGCCTTACCCACTAACGTAACTACATTAACTTTTGTATCTTCTAATAAATCCATTGCAAAAATTTGCTCTTTATTTCTAGATTTCAAACCCCAAAGTCTTTTTTTATTGCCTGGATTAAGCAACTTTAGGGGTTTCTCATAAGATTCAAACTTTCCGAGAGCAGTCTTTTTTTCATTTTGATTTGAAATCAACATTAAAAATTGATTTGGATTTAATTTTAATTCTTCTTCTTCTATGTAAACCTCTTCTCCACTATAAAACCTGTCTAAAATAGGTTCATCGATCAAGTGAGTAATGAAGCCGGTATAAATATTTTCTGTATCTTTTATAATCTGATCTGAATTAAAATCCTCTGTCGTCAAACCCAAAGAATCACACTTAACACGCATGTTAATATCTCGTGTAACCACGATTACTTTTCTTTTTGGGTTTTCATTTTTCTGGTTTAACGCAACGCTAATAATCTCATTATCAGGTACAGAAAGATCTAAATCATCTGGTATACCCTCACGTTTGACCATTTTCACGCATATTATGCCTTTGCCCTTATCAATTCTCACTCCCTTAGATAAGCTACCTTTTTCACGAAGCGCATCAAGATTACGAATAAGCATTCTTGCATTTGTGCCCGCACCATCTTGTCTTTTTTTATTGTTATCTATTTCTTCAAGAACTTTTAAAGGAAGGACAATATCATTAGTGCCATAAGAACGAATACAATTTGCATCTGTTAAGCAGACGCTAGTATCAAGAATATAAATTTTTTTAGCCATGTTAACTCACTTTGTTAAACACTTGATCTTCTTCATCAAAACACCAATCTATAGTGAATCAATTGTGAAAAAGCAATCATTATAAATAGTGTTTTTGTTTATAAAAAAGGAAAAAAGCGTTTGGGGACACTTATTTATTTATATGGGAGTAAAAATCTCAGAGACATCGGAGGATAAAAAAATGAGTAGGGTTATGGTTGGTACCCTCGCATTCGTTATGCTGTTTACTTTCTCTTGCGGCACGATGAATTCAAGTGTAAAAAATGATTTTCCAAGAGAAGGATTTGCATTTATCAGCAAAACAGTTCAGCTAAAAAGATGTTTTGGCGAAGGCAAGTGCGCAACAATGGATTTGAGATCATCAGGTTCTGGTTATGTCGTTAGACTTTCCAGCAAAGGAGCCTACATAGTCACTGCGGCACATGTTTGTGATGGCGAAAAAGGTTTGTTGGAATCAGTCGAACAAACTATTCATATGAGAGTTTCAACATTATCATTAAAGAGATATGATGCAGTTGTTCTAAAGAAAGATCAGTCAATTGACGCTTGTTTACTTTTTGCCGAGGGTTTAACTGAAGGAGTTGAAGTTATACCTCTAGCAATGAAACCTCCAAAAAGAGGTGAAAAAGTTTATAATATAGCGGCTCCTTTAGGTATGTTTGATTATGACATGGTACCAGTCTTTGAAGGTAGATATGCTGGTGAAGAAGATGGTCAGGATGTCTATTCTTTATCTGCTACTTTTGGATCTTCTGGATCTATGATTCTTAATTCTAAAGGTGAATTAGTAGGAATGGTTCACTCTGTTTTAGTAAAGTTTAGAAATATTGCTATTTCTTCACCTTATGAAGAGCTTATGGAGTTTATTAGAAGCGGTCTTTCAAAAGCTGAATTGGCTGAATGGGTTTGCATTCCAGACGAATGTAATGATCATTAGTATCTATAAGTAAACTTTTTTCTATTCCAAATGGTCAGACCTAGTTTGTTTTTAACCCAGATTAGGTCTGTATATAAATTCATATAATCTGTATAGTTTTCTTCATCTGTGTGTGCTTGCAAAAAAGTAAATTCATCCATTTGAAAAAATGTGTCTAAATAAAAAGATATTTTATTGTCAATTTGTTGTCTGTTGTTTGCTATTGAAGTTTTCGTATCGGGCAAAGTAAAAGCATATTCAGTTTTATCATGAATAATTGTTATTAATAATCTTCCTGTTGTTAATTCAGCTTTTAAACTGATATGATCAATATTTGTTACATACCAATGCTCTTGCTCAAAAGCACGAATAGACTTTCTTTTTTTGCCATATTTACTTGCCATCAATCAACTGCCGATATTAAAGTAGCTTTAACAAACTCAATTTTTTTATTTTTATTTTTTGGATCTTGTAAGGTTAGATATTGTTCTGAATTCCAGCGGAGATATTGAATATCTTCTAACAACCAAACTTTATTTTTGTAATATACTGGAGAACCAATGTAAGCTCTTTTTCCATTTCCATCTAAAGTAAATCTTGTTGTCGACATTTTCAACCCTCCTTTTAAGGGGTTTGCAGCCCCTCCTCTGTTCGGTGCATAACAAAATCATCTAGCGCATCAATACATTCTAATGCTTCTGCTAATATTGTAGTCCATTTATCAACTTCTTTTAAGATATCAGTGTGTTCTCCAACCATAACAGTTTGAGTAAATAACATATCCAACATCGCTCTTGCTTCTTCAGCTTCAGCTTCGTATTTTATTTTTGCTGCATTAAATAATTTATTATTCATATAACCTCTTTTTCTTCTTTCTCAAAAAATGAAATAGTATTATACTTTTTAATATAGCGATTAAACTCCATATAGTCAACCCCTAAAAATCTAGCTGCTTCTTTTTTTGTTCTTGCAATACTTAAAGCTGTTTTCAGAAGGGCATCTGTAACTGCATGTCTGGTTAACCTCCATATAGGTATACCATATAATTTGCCACATAAATATCTTGTAGATAATTCTAATTTTATAGCTATTAAATCTTCTAAAGAAATATTATTAATATTATTTAAAGTATTATCAGTAATTTTCTTTTCAGATTTTAATTTTTTTATTATACTATAATTAGAATATTTTGTAAAGGGTTTTTTATTTCTTTTGTTTTTCCAGGGCATTAAACACCTTGATCATAATCTGGAGAATCAGGCTCTGGCAACGTTGGCTGCAGCTCTTCTTCAAATCTATCAAAATATAATTTGAGGTTTGTCAACATATATTCTTTATAAAGATCGCGATCTTTATCATCAGCTAAACTTTCATAAGCATCTAAAATTTGATTTTCAACTTTATTAAATGTTGTTGAAGCAAAGTTTCTACCAGTGATGTTCATGCCCTCTAAGTCCTGAAACGACTGGGGTTCTTCTGTTTCTTCTGGTTCTGGTGTCATATCTTGATCGCGAACTGGAATAAATTTATCATCTTCAACATCAACATCTAAAGACACATCTTCTTCAAGTTCATTTTCTTCTTGACTTTCATCAGCGCCTGATGTAACATCTACTGGTGCAAGTGAGTTTTCAACTGCATTAAGAACATGTGCTCTAAACGATTCTCTTTGTGACTTTGATGTCGTGAGTCCTTTATACGCATCTTCAATCACTGGAATGATTACTTTTAAAGTATCCTCAAGAACATTTATCCCTGTTGCTCTTTGGGGTTGGCTATCTGGAACATCAGCCGCACCAGATACTTCTTTAATAAGAGATCGAATAACACCACGAAGTCTATTCTCTTCAAGTGTTGCTTTTTCTTTCTTTTCAGAAAGATAATTTTCTAGAAGACCACGAATCACTTTTCGAAAACGTTGTTCTTCTTTTAGTTCTTTTAAAAATTCATCGCGATCAATCATTAATTTACACTCCAAGTTTCTGTAATAAATAGTTTAACGCCTCATTAACTTCTTTTTCAGAAACTTTTTTACGTTTTCTTGGTTTAGTGCCAAGCGGTAAAGCATATCCCTGCACAGATCCGCCGGCCATTGAAGAGATTTCCTCTAATTCTTCTTCCTGTTCTTCTAATATTTCATCAACTAACCCACGAAAGATACCCAAAAATGGGTCGTTAACCTCCTTAAGTTGTTGCTTTACCAAATTTGTTATATATCCTGCTCTATCTTTCGAAGTATCAGGTAAAAATCGCTCAATGTCGTCAATAGCTCTTAGAGTATTTCTAAAGTCGGTAGCGCTCAAAACCTCACCAACTGGATCAAAAGCATAGTCAAGAGGGTTTAAAACCTCTGCGTCCTCAACATATTTTTGAACATTACCAGCAAAGCGTTCTGCAGCATCTCCACCTTTTGTTGAAGCCCCAAGGATAATTTTTGTTCCTTTCATCTCTGGAGAGTTACCATATTCCATTGCCGCTCTTACAGGCGAAGCCGTTTGTGCAATCTCAACATCGACATTGGTAAGATTGGCGTCATCTAAATAAAGATTTAAAATTTCTTCGGCAGTCTTTGCTGTGATCCCATCTTTTTCTTTTGGGCTAACTAAAACAACTACTCTATCAGCAATTTTAGAGTAATGTTTAATCATGTCCAGATGGCCTCTGTGTGCAGGCTTAAACTTTCCTGGTAAAATAGCGACAGTTTCGCCTTTATTTTGCTCTCGGAGTAATTCCTTTACCATCTGTGGGATTTTACCTCTTCCGTACTTAAATAACCCCAAAAGTTGATTCATTGGAGCAAAATTTCCGGTAAACTTATATAACTGCCCATCGTATTGAAAAACAAAACCTTCAACAACTGTGTCAATGTTACTGTGGTGTTTAAGTTTATCAAGCTGTCGAACTAGAATATCTTGTGCTGATTCTTTTTCTGGCCCGTCATAGGTTTGTATAGCTCGTATAGCTTCCTCGGTTTCGTTTTTTAGTCTTTCTACTTCAGCTTCATTATCTAGGATATAAGCACTTTTTAATCCTCGGAGAAGTTCTACGGCAAAATCATGAATAGCCATTTCAATTGGCTGTACAAGTTTAGCAATAACAAACTTTGAATTTTTATTAAAAGCTGATATCTTTGCTTTTTCTTCTTTTTCCATCCCCCTGGCTATTTGAGACACAGTAGGGGCACTTTTATCGCCCAACATTCTTCTAACAAGAAGTTCAACTTTTTCGTTATCTAGACCTGGAAATGTTTTTGCAGTATATGGTGTTAATTTGTTTGTTAAGTAGTCATTTATAGTCATATTACCTGAATAACCAGTATTTTCAATACGACCCAACGTCTTTTGTATAAAATCCTCATCTGTAATTTTATTAAGCGTTAAAAATGCAGTTCTTCGAACTGAGAAGTCTTGATCTGCAGTTGCATTTTCAAATTTATCAATTACACTGTCAAGAAAGTTAGATTCTTTCTCATTTGCTACCACTTCTAAAGAATTATCTTGTTTATTATACTTTTTGTGACCGCCTCTGTGTATATTTAAAACGTTTTCATCATAATTAACAACATTAGGCGCAACAGGGCCCTGTATTTCTGTATTGTAGAATATTTCACCATTAGGACCAAAAATCTTAGCTTTTTCTCCATCAGAAAGAGAATCAAGAGCCTTTACATAAGCATTAAAAGCTGTAACATAAGCTTTTTTAGCTTTTTCACCGCCTTTAAACTCACGGTTGATAAGATCTTCAAAGGTCATGCCCCCGCGTGACATGTCGCCTTTGTTTCTAGCAGCCCGAGGCTTATTATCAACATATCCTAAAAATATATTATAACCATCAGTCTTTTCTGTTCCTATAAGCTCACCCTTAGCTGCTTTTTGTAGAATTTCAGCCATTTTATTAAAGGTGAGATCGCGATTATCGTAAAGATGTGATAAATGTCCTGCTACGCCGCCCATTTAGTTTCTCCTACTCCATTGGCCTTTCTAATTGACCGGGTTCATCTTGTTTTAGTTGGTTTAGTTGTTTAACCAATAGGGTTATTTTATCTTCAAGGTTGGATATTTCACGTTGCTTTGCAAAATAATAATTTTGACTACGGATATCCATTAAAATCATATCGTCGCCTCGTGCAGCGGCCTCATCGTTTTCAAGACCTCTGCGAGCATCATCAGATGCAGTGCGGAGTCGGTCTATTTTAGCTATGATTCCTTTAATATGATCCTCTTTGCTTTCTTCAATAACCTCTCTAATGAGTTTTTTTAATGATGACTTTGTTACTTTCATTTACATGTCTCCTATTATTTTGGAATGATGACAGCGTAATCATCACCCCATTCTGATGCTCTTCTGTCTGTTGCGGTTACACCGGGATAAGCAGT